CCGACCGCGAGACGTGTCTCCTCGCAGAAGAGCACTTCAAGCTGAAGTGAAAGAATCTCCACCGTGTCCTGGAATGTAGAGCACTGATTGAACTCGATGGACACTGCGAGACGTGTGGGACTTGTAACTTCGAAGCGCTGGAGATCCGTGTAGTTCCATGGCATCGCGTTGCCACTCTGCGGATTCTGCCAGATCGTTGAGAAGTTACCCAGTGGCATCTTACTTACCTTGAGCGTGTTTGTGTCCACAAGCCCGTTAGGCATACCCCACTGCGTAAGACTTCCGAACGCGTCGTTATTCGCGAGATTGGTGGATGTCACCACTTTGACGAACGCCGGGTTTGGTCCCGACGTGATGGGCCCATTGGTCCCAAAGTTAGTTGCGACGCCCATGAAGACGAGGTTAAGCGCGACGATACGCTTACCCGTCAAAATGGGATATGAGTTGAATGGGAAGTACAACTCAACGCGAGGCACAGGGCTAATGACGGGCGGCGTGATCTGTGAGAAACCGAGGAACGTTTGATTGCCAGGCATAAGTGCGTCGACGATGGCGGCACTCGTCGTAACGTTGAACGTCAGCGCTGCGCCCGTGACAGCCGCCGCACTCACAGGAATGAGCAGACGTTGGATCACGCCGCCGCTCTCACGTCCTTGCTGATAAACCGAGACAAACACTGGTTCTTGCGAGGTGCCGGGCGTTGGCGATTGCGTGTACACACGGCCGTTATTGACGAACTCCGATCCGTAAAGCTGCATCGTGTAACCGGACTCGAAGTCACTCGACTGATTGGAGAACTGCACGGGCTCATTACGAATCGGTACCCACTCTTCGCCCATGATGTACGGGACTCGCGGGTTGTAATTGCCCATGCTACGCCGTCCTCACAGCCATGCGAATGTTATTCTTTGCCAGTGTGTTTGCGATACCCTGACCAACCTGCTGCCCGATCGCTTGTGCTTGCTGCGGTGTCACGCTACCATTCACGTTGACGATGACGGCCCCACTAGCGAAGTTGATCGTTGTGCCCGTTCCACCCAGCGCGTTTCGTAGCATGGCGAGTGCTCGCGCATCACCTAACGGAATCGCAGCCTCGGGTGCCGTGTTGGAGTTTTCACCAATTAGCGCAGGGCCGAATGCGATGCCACCGCGTGCGAGACGCGGAATGCGCGGGAGATCACCAGGCACCACATCGTCAATCTTCGCGATGCCTGAGTTGATATCGTCGATGGCGTGGTTCAGGAAGTCCTTGAGGAAGTTGACGATGCCGTGACCGATCTCACTCGCAAATCCGGTCAAGTGATGTGGCAGATCGCGGAAGAACTGAATGATGTGGAAGACTGCATCCTCTGCTTTCTGCTCGAGGTGATTCCACACCCCCTGGAAGAAATCACCTAGCTCCTTGGGTAGTGCCGCCACCGCACTCACCATCTTTGCGGGCAAGCTCGCAAAGAATGTGATCAATTGCGCGGCACGCTCAATTGCCTTGTCTTCCACCGCTGTCCACACCTTGTCCATCCACTGGACAAACTCCGTCGCGAAGTTAAGGACCGCATTCAGCGCCAATCCTGGGAACTTCGTGAAGAGCGCGATGATGGCACCAATGCCAACACCTATGGCTTGAAGCCACGTGTCAAACATGAAGATGAAGAACTTAAGGATCAAGCCGGGAATGGCGACGAGTGCCTTGAGCATCTGCCCCGGAAGCTTTGCGAAGAACGCGCCGACCATCTTGAAGAAATTCGAAACGGCGGTCCACGCCTTGCTAAACGCACCGCCGATCGCCTTGCCAACTGATCCCCAATTTATCCGATCAATCGCCTCAGCAAATTCGCCGACGGCCTTCGCCATGAATGACAGCACAGGTGCGAGCGGTCGAAGGATCACACTAAGCAATTGGAGTGCCGGCACCACGATCTGCAGGATGATGAGCGCAAGTTGCGTGACGAGCGGGATCGCGGGAATGAGCGGAATGATGATCTTAGCAAGTGCGTCGCCGAGCGGCTCAACAACTGGTGCGAGTTGTGTGAGTGCGGGCCCAAGCGCGTTCAGGATCGGAGCCAAAATTGGCACGACACCCTTGACGATTGCACCAAGTAGCGGTAGAGCACCAGAGAGAACGTTACCCAGCGCGGGACCGATGATGCTTAGCGCGTCGCCAATGACGGGCGTGATCTGCGTCAGTGTGGCCTTGATCGCAGGGATGGCCGGAGCGAATGCCTTCGAAAGAGCCTGGCCAACCGTGTCTTGGAAGGTTGAGAACACGCCTAGTAGTGTCTGAGATTGCTTCTCCATTGCGCCGGCCGCACCAGGGAACTGCTGCATTCCCTTGAGTAACGCCTGCACACCCTGCGCCGCGGAGATTCCACCAGACGACACCATCTGCATCGCCTGCGCGGTTGTCACGCCGAGATTTCGCGCGATGGCAGAGATGGGAGAGAAGCCAGGAATCGCATCAGCGATCTGGTTCAGGTTGTCGAGCGTGACCTTCGACGCTGAGCCGATCTGACCGATGGCGAGGTTGATTCGGCCGAACGCGTCAGCACCGCCACCCGTGACTGAGATGACGTTACCCACTGTGGTGAGATAGTCCTGAAGACCACTCGCAGTGAGACCCACAGCGTCGTGGAACGCGAGGAACCTCTTCGCTGCATTTGCAATATCCGGGAAGTTGAATGGCGTCGCGGCAGCGAACTGCTGCAACTGGTTGAAAAGCTTCGTCGCAGCATCCGCACTACCCGTGAGCGCTTGGAAGCTAATGTTCGTCTGCTCAAGTGACGCAGCACTCTGAAGACCCGACGTGGTCAGCTTGACGAGACCCGCGCCAACCGCTAAGACGCCGGCGGCGAGACCGGCCTTGAGCGCGATGCCCGCTGTGCCAAAACTACTACCCATCGTCGACGCAGACGTGCGCACGCGACGATCAAGCTGATCGAGGTCACGAGTCGCACTCGTCTGAAAGCCCTGGAAGGCCTCTTCACTCGTATGACTCGCACCGACGAATGAATCCGCGACCTCGGTCGCCGCGGACGACGCCGCGCCTTCGATCGCGACGAAGCTATGATTTGCGGCGGTGGAAATATCAGCGAACGACTCATGCACGGACGTAGCCGCGTGCGTGAAGTTATTATCGATCTGCTGTGCAGCGCGATTGACTGTCTGCGACACACCCTGAAGCGCGCCCGTGATCTGCTTTGAGGCAACCGCACCGAACGAGCTAAAGTCCGGCAGGATCTGGACATATGCCTCATCGATCTTACGGACCATGAACTACCTCCGTCGAGGTAAACTCTCCAGTAGTGCGGCCGTCGTCTCGTATGCCTCTTCGTCACCGTGCCACCACGATGGCGCATCGAGATCCGTGCGATCCGTCTTACCACTCATCGTGCGCAGCGGCCCAGTGAGGCTCAGTGCCATGTCGTTACGCTTGTCCGGTGTGTCCATCTCATCCACCATACAATTCATCGCAACATTCAACACTCGCGCGACCGGCAAGGTAAGAATGTCGATCCCGTGACTCAGGCACCATCCGTCGAACTGGTATCGGTGGGCTCCGATCCATCTGATGATTCGTCCGACGGCTGGGTAGGGCGGAGCCCATACACCTCCATCAACCACGGAATGACCTCCGTGATCGCACGCATCCCGATCGGATTCGCGACACCGATCTGCCCACGCTCACGGAACTTCGCCGCCGACTCCGGCATCATGATGCTGTCGAAGAACTCGTACACGGCGCTAGCACGACCGCCAGTGACGCTCATCTTCTCGCCCAGTAGGGCCATCTGCTCGAGTGCATCGAGTGGAATCTCAGGCACACACTGAAAATCGTCGGGCGCGATGCGGAATGTCACCGGCTCGGGTGACGTGCTGAAATCCTTGAAGCGAACGACGGGATCAGTCATGGATCGATCGTAGACTCTCGACTGGTCATATTGACACCGATCAATCCTTAGCCGCGATGATCGCCTTCTTTAAGAACGGATTCGGTTTCATGCCCTGTGAGCGCTTAGCAAATACCGCGTTACCGTGGTGCTTCCTCCAGCGAAGAACACTCGCGTGCTTAGGCCGTATGAACGCACCCACCGGCCCGTGAATCCCGGTGCCATTGTGAACCCAGATCGCGTAGTACACATTCGTACCAACACGCACTACGAGACTCCCACCAACGGTCAGTAGTTGCGTGTTAATGCTTGATCGCAATAGTCCCGTGTCAACGCGACGTGGCGCATTTTCGAGATTACGCTTCGCAGTCGACTCGACCTTCTTGCCGCGACGAATTAAATCTTTCGCGATTCCACCAGTGGGTGACGTCAGCAGCAGATGAATCTCATTGAAGTTGAGATGGTGGGTGACGTGAACGCTAGCCACAACCGCACCCATTGGGAACGCCGATGAAGATCGTCAGCTCTGAACCAACGCATCCACCCTCAGGACCGACGATTTCTTGCGCGCCCAGTTCATATGCGATGATCTGGTTCGCATTGTACATCCCGTCGAGACAACACTCAACGGCCTGTCGTATGTCGGTCATATCTTTGCTAAGTTGCTTTGCAGATGCGGTGAGATCGACGCACTTAGGCGGGTTGCCATTCACATCGATCGCAGGCGCGCAACGCGTGAGATTCAATTTCGCGTCGAGGACGAGCCATGCTGCGCCACATTCAGCTGTGTGATCGACTTGCTCAAGCGGAAACGCGTTTGACGGGAATCGACGCGACTCGGCGATGACGAGTTGTCCGCATTGGCAGTTATCCCAGACGATCTCGCCAGGAACGACGCACTGACGATTGATGTCCAGTGGCGCATCGTGATCGATGCCCGCGTATGCACACGCAAGAATGTTCGAAAGAAGATCAAAAACTACGGCCACGTCTGCCTCTTAGCGCCGCGACCGTCCACGTCATAGACGTGACCACGCTCAGAAATCCCACCGGGATTGAACGTGCTGATGAAGAGATCACACCTGTAGAGCCCGATCTTACCGTCAGCGAAGACGAGATTCGGATCAAGCATTGTAAGCGTCACGCCCTGACGTACGATCTGCTGCGCTGTGGATGGCAGCTTACACTCGTCTGCGTCAACACACGCGAGTGCGAGTTGCAGCGCGAGTTCACCCACCGCCATTTGGCCCAGCACCGGAACTGGTGTGCCGGTTGTCATCGTGACAGACCATGTGCCAACGGCGGTGTCTGGTTGACTGAGATCGTTGCAGAGCGGCCAACTGTTTCCGTCAGTACGGATCAGCGTACGGTAATCGTAGAGCATGTACGCTCCGCTGACCAGCGGTGCACCGTCTACCTTAATCTGCACAATCGACGAGACCGGCATCGGGAGTGCGACAGTGTGCAGGATCTTGCATGAGCACGAACCCGGACAACCGCCACATCCGAGGTTAAACCACTGACCCGCATAGAGATACGGGTACGGCCAACCCACGCCCCACTGATTCCACGTGTTCGTCCACGGCCACTGCTCGCCATAACACGTCTCGCGACACGGACGTAGCGTGATCGTACACTGATCAAACTGTCGGCCGCTCTTCGCCCATAAGATCTCGGACGCAGCCTCGATGGCTGCGCCCGAAATCTGTGCGGTCGACGATGGAAAGATGTCGCAAGCGACCATCGGCCAAGGCGCGCACGGACCGGCACTGGGAGCCGTCATACGCGAACCTCGCTTACGTGATCGGCACCGCGCCGCAATTCGCCGGAATCACCGGCGGCGCGACATCGGTGATGTTCCACAAGTAGTGCTCGCCGGTGACGAACGTTGGTGCCCACGGACCCAATGAACCGGGCCCATCTCCCCACTGCGGACCGACGGCGTCAGTCTTCGCGGTGAACTGCATCGTGAGTGCTGCGTTCTCCACGGTGGACTGACCGATCTTCACGTGGCCCACGTTCGGGAATGCCCAGTACACGTACACCGGAAGACCCGTGACCGGATCGCATGCGCCACGGCCGGTGACGTTCTGCCAGAGCTCGAGAGCCCAGCGTGATGTGATCGGACCCTCACTGTACGCCGCGCCACTGCCCGTGACAGGCGCACCCGCGCCGAGCAGTCGTGCACCCGAAATGATCTGCGCGATCGACGGACACATTCCGCAGAGGTTCACGGTCAACTGCACCAGCGTCATGTTGTCATCATCGTCGTCGCTCACACAGAGCGTGCCGTCGGCGAGCTTCTGTCGCTGCTGGGTACCGTCCTCGTACTGTGGATCGATCTGCACGGAGAT